TCAGACGCAGAGGCAATGCAAGACGTGCAAGATCCAAACACAGATACTGTAGCTGATGATATTAGAAGAGATGTCAAAGTAACGGTAGAAGCATTACCACTTGGAGGAGATTCAAAATTATAATATAATAGTACGATGGCAATAACAAAAACACAACAAGCAAGACAGATGTTAAGAAATGGTAAACGTGTAGGTTTATTTGGAGGAATGTCACCAGGTGCTTTTGGTCGAGCAACAGGAGGTGGTTATTCTGATAAAGAAAGAGCTGGCAATAAAGACAATGAAAAGGATAATAACCCAAGACGTGGAGGCGCAGGACCTTTTTTAAAACCTAAATCTACTAAACCAAAAGCACCTCCAGGCCGACCAGAAGTAGGATCTACACCACAAATTAATAGATTTGAATTAGCAGAAAAAAATAGAAAAGAAAAGGAACGAAAAGAAAGAATTTTAGAGGAACAAAGAAGAAAGCAACAACTGCAAAGAACAGGAATTGCTAACACAAGTAAGTTTGGATCTCCCAAAGGTACTTTTGGTGATGCTGGAAGTAAAACCTATGGTCCATTTAGTCTTAAAGATATTAAAATTGCAGAAAGTGCTATAGAGGACGATGATGAGGATGATGCAGCAACTGCAAAAGAAATTGTAGAACAAAATATTTTTGAAAAAATTTTAGGTAATATACCTTCTGTTACTGGAGTATTAAAAAAAGTATTACCCAAAAATCCATTTGATAAGATTATCGGGGAAATAGAAGATGATCCAGGTTTATTAGAAAAAGTTAATAAAAGACTGGGCATTAATCTTGCAGACGATGCAGGCAAAAAAAAATATAAAGAGCTAAGACAACAAGGAGTTATTGGTGCATATGGTAGACCCATGGGTGGTTTTAAACAAGACAAGCCAGGTGGTGCAATAGTACGTGAAAGAGACAATGAAATCATACCTCAAGTAGTTCCTACAACTACAGCACCTACAACAACTACATCAGAAGCTGAAGCTGAAGATGTGGATGACATAAACAGAAGATTAGCCATCAGATTTGCTGGTTCTGAATTTGATTTTGCAGATGGAGGTAGAGTTCCTGCAATGGGTGGTGGTATTATGAACACTGATATTATAGGTGGTTTTGCTGATGACTCTATGGATCAAATGGGTAGACAGATGTATGGTCTAGGTAAACTTGTTAAGAAAGCTGTAAAAGGTGTTAAGAAAATTGCAAAATCCCCTGTGGGTAAAGCTGCATTGTTATATTTTGGTGGTAATGCACTTACGGGTGGTGGATTAAAAAGTTTTTTACTTGGTTCAAATGCAGGTCCAAGTTTTTCAAAAACAGGTATATTAAAAAAAATGTTTTTAAAAAACCCGTCGCTTGGTTTTTCATTAGGTAATATAAGTCCTGTTGCAGGTATATTTGGAACATCTGCTTTAGCAGGTCTTATGACTCCCAAACAAGAAGAAGAGAATGAAGAGCAGTATTTAGGACCATCATTTGATGTACCAATACCTGGAATAAGAGCAAGAAGAAGATTAGCAGCTGCTTTTGATGGTAGCACATATGACTATGAAGATTACGCTGATGGAGGTAGAATAGGTTATCAAGATGGTTCAAAAGAACCTGTAGCTAAAAAAACTATGCCATTATTAGACATGGATGGTATGGAAAAAGATTATAGAGAAACAGGTGGTTTTGTAGAAATGGGTAGAATGGAAAGAGCTGATGATGTACCCGCTAGATTATCCAAG